TAGAACATCTTCTCTCTCCATGCTTTACGACCGTCTCTATAGGTCTTCCATTCACCCATGATTTCTTCGCAATGTTTTGAGCAAAAATCCATATCCCAATATTCTGAAACCTTCCATTCTTTGATGCATTGGCCAATTCCGATCCTGGCTTCGTTGGTGTTTCTTGCTGTGCATCTTAGCATTTCATTGAGATATTTGTTGTACTCTGGCCTTGATAGCCACACACATACATCATCACCGCTTGCTGCTATAAAACTTTTGACGTTTCTGGAAAAATAGCTGTGATAACATATGGAACGAATTGTGTTTCCCAAAGTTGTTCTTGTTGGATGACCTGAGAAAGTAGTACCAAAGACGTAGTGGTGAATCCAGTTCCTGCCTCGAACGTTGAAAAATCTTTTCACCATTTTGTTTGAGCCAGTTGTTGTAGCCTCGGGAATTATTTCCTCGAGTTCTGGTATGTTGTCGGATCCTCTCATTTTATTCCATTGAATGAAAATCGGAGTCCAGACTCTGGTTGCGATGTATAGACATCCTTCAACCATCACATCAGGGTTTTTGATCCTGGCATCTCTGCTGAACATCTCTCTCAATCTTGGAGCATATCCATTCCAGAAGTATTTCTCGACTTCCATGACTTCAACATTCTGATGGCCGTCGAAATTTGATCCGTCGCTGCTCACGCAGACTGGTTCTGGGATCTTTGCGACTTCTGCGCTAATAAGTTCTTTGAACTTCTTGGGATCTAGACCTTGAATGAAGCTAGGACACACTCTTTTGATATCTTCAAAAATAGCTTGTTGTACCCAAGTTATTGCTCCGCAGCATTCGATGCTGGGATTTTGAATTGGCCTTGGTCTTGATGACTGACCTGTCAGACGACGTTGTTCGTTCAGGTTGTTTCCTTCTTTGAAGTAGACCTCTCCAGATTTAACAAACATTGAGAAAGCAAAATCCCAATCTTTTTCGATGTAGACTTCTCTTGATATTTGCCTTCTCCATGATGCTAGATATCGTGCACATTTCTCATCTCCCCAAATCTTCTTCTTTTCTAGAAGCCATTCCTCGAACGATGGCAAATCAGGAAGTGGATGCTGAGATATGCGGAGTATAAGATCGTTGATGAACGAACGAGAGTGTTTCAAAAATTTGGCAATCTCTCGTCTGTCAGGCTGAAGACCAGTTGCAACTTGGCGCTTGAACCATGCTGCAAACTGGTTTGGAGTACTTTGACTATCC